ATCTGCACCGTATTGATTAGCACCGTGTATAGCTAACCAATAATCACCTTTGTTTTCTTTTGTGATTGCTTTGCCTTGTGAAAAAGACAACAAGGCTTTGGCACCACCAATAGACTGATAATTTAAAAACGCCGGAACTGCATACGCTCTACCTCTAAAGTCTAATTGAACTGGAAAATACAACGTTGCATAATCTTTAAACTTTTGTGCAAGGTGTATAATTTTAGCATACAACAAACGTTTAGAAAACATTCTAGCATTTTCAGTGTGAGCCATAACAGCTCTCTTCTTCCATTCTCTTCTACTGTCAACATTAGTTTCAATGTCATGCGGTTTGTTTGGAATATCAAAGTTAGTACTAGGCGGCATACCACCAACAGCTAACCCTTTGTCCCACGCTTCTTGCATAACTTTTAAGATAAAATTATTAATCTTAAATGGTGTTGCTTGCATAGTATTAACAGCATTATACACTTCAGGCATGTCAAAGTTTTCAAGTTCCTTTTTGTATTTCTTGTTTTTTTGTTTAACAAGCTCAAGTTCAGGAAGCTCTTTAGTCCAATAACCGCCACCTACAACACTGCTCCATAACTTTGGCGGCATAACTGTAGGTAAGTATTCCGGATTTAACAATTCATTAAAACTGTTTCTACTTTTAATCCACTCTCTAGTTTTATCAGTCTGTTTAATTATCTTTGCTTTTTTATGTTTGACAGTCTCAGTACCTATTTCAATCATACCTGTTGCATAAATCATAAGCTCTACTAATCTGAGACCTACGTGCAATTTAACAGGTGTTGTCCACTCTTCCCATTTCATTACTTCGTCACGTTTAGCACTCTCTCTTAGTTTTCTACGTTTGTAAGTATAATTAAAACTACGCTTATCTAAGTCTTGTTTAACTGTTTGGTACAAGTCAGGATTTAAATGTTTAAAGTTTTTAAGACTAATCTCAGTCTCAACTTTACCACCTAAACTTATGCATGTTGCAGTCAAAGGTTTGTATTGTGTGATTGTATTTATAATGTGTTTGCCAGTAATTAGTGCCAATATCTCAGGCTCAACTTCACACATTTTTAAGAAGGCAATAGAAGGTTTGCCTATTGTTTTTTTAGATTGTTCTTGTGTCCATTCAGCAATAGCCATTGCTAAAGGTCTTATAGTGTTTGCTACCATTACTTTTCCATAACTGGTAACACTTTCTTCTTCTCGTTCTATGTGAGATTGAAGTCTTTTATTAGTTCTATTAGAACCTAAGTTCCTCATCTCTTTTTCGTGCTCTACTTCATCTTTATAAGTAGGCATACTCTCAATCAGTCGTGCCATGTGTCTAACTCCTATAATTATCAGTGGGTTATGTTTATAATATCTACTATGGGAACCTTAGTCAGGCTCCCTAGTAGTAACTTGTAGCTCAAGCGGAATAGCAAGCTTTGGTGGTAGTTTTGAGTTAAGTATATTCTCTATAAACTGCGCCGCTCTATGTGCTATTTGGTTTGGTGTCATTGCATCATAAGCTTCAACAGATTGTGTTTTCTGTAAAAACAATATGATTTTCTTTTTGAGCTCCCAATCTATTTTAGTTTGTTTATAACTTGCAAGCTCAGTATTACGTATTGTTAATGTATTACGAAGCTCCGCAATATCTTCAAACCAACCTGTTGCTTTGGTTTTTAAGACAATAAGCTCAGCCTCTAACTTGTTATTCTTATCAATCAAATGTTGTATTTGTTCTTTATCTGTCATTGTGCTCCTGTAATGATTTGATTTGTTTATCTGTTAATTGTGTTGTTTGTTCAAAAGGGTTAATGCTACGCTCCTTCTTAGGTTTACGTATTGCATGTATTATACCGGCTATTATTGTACCTAGTATTAACACATGTCCTTCAAACGGTAGTTCTAGTATAAGTTCAATCATGTTGTCCTTTAGTTAAGTTAATTGTAACAGACTAAAGCCGGCTAGTACCGGCTCTAGTTTCGCTCCGTGAGAGCTCATCAGTGTTACTCGTATGTTCTTTGTTTTATAACGACACTAACTTCAACTTCAGCGCCATCATGTGCTTCTTCAAGTTCAGCAAGTAAAGGCATAAATTTTTTAGAGTTTATACCATCATCACTAAAAAGACGTACTAATGTATGCCCACCTTCATGCTTTTCTTTTTTTTCATTCCACTTTTCACCAATTACAACTACATCATATTTACTTATGTACATATTAATTACCTCTTATTGTTTGTTTTAGTTTTTGAAACTTAGCATCAATCTCAGCTTGTTTTAATTCGCCGTGAAATTTGTCAAGCTCCTGTTTTTTATCAAGACCTGCCGGCTCGTCAATTCTTAAACCTGCTGAATTGAACCATTTACCGGTGCTAGTTAAATAGTATTTTGACTTTACTTTTTTAACTTTACAAGGGTCAACAGTTCCATCAGGTTTTAACAAATAAACTGATTTATTAAAATTCTGATACAACCGGTCAACCCAACGCTCATTAATAAAGTTAGATACAACGATATTAGGCATTAATGACCCGCCTTGCTGTAACCGTTGTTTAACTTCATTCTCACGGCTAATCTTTTATTTCTAAAAGCTTGCTCATCCGCTAATACTCGTTGATGTAAAAAATCATAGAGTATTTTTAAAAGTATATTCATAACATCCTTTGGTTTGTTTGGTTGCTGATAAAGTTCGCCGTCTACTAGCTAGAGCTCATCAGTCATGGTGACACCATGAGACAAGGCGCCTGAGGTGCGCCCTGTTTCGCTCTTTGTTTATTATTATATTTTTAACAGTTGAAGTCTGTCCGGTAACTGCGCATCAAATTTAATGATGTCCGGCACCGTGTCAGTCTTAGGACGTATGAAGCCTGAATTAAGCCAATACTCACGCTCTACGCCGTAAATATTCATTAACTTTTTAAAGTCAGCGTGTGCAAGTCTTTTTTTCTTAGCTTCAGCGCTGCCGCCGTCAATCCATGTTAAATGTTTACCAGTTGTAGAGCTCCATATATTAGCGCTCACATGTAACACGCCAAACGGGTCTCTAATTGCTACCGGTGTGACGTATGAATAATAAACTGTTACGCCGTTGTCAGTGCAGCTGTAAAGGTTTTTTGTAGTTCTTAAATAGTGTTTTTGCATAGTGTCCTCGTTTTTGGTTGTTTGTAGTTACTTATGTAACAGACTAAGCGGCAAAATAAGGCGCCGCTCAGTTTCGCTAAGTAATAGCTCATCAGTGTTACTTAATATTAATTATATCAGCCTTGTTATTAATAGCAAGATAAACGGCTTCTTGTTTGGAAATTTTGCCGTATTTCTTAACTAAGTTTTTTAAAAACAATCTATTTTTAGAATTATTTTTAAAGGCTGTTTGTATAATCTTAACCGGCTCAGCGTATAATTTGCCATGCTCATTAACCCATGAGCCGGCACCGTCATAGGCTGTACACCCGCCGAACTGTTTGCATAACTCTTTTTGAATTAACAACGGCGCCATTAATTTAGCGCCGTCATTGTCATTTATTGGAAAGTTAATTTGTGCTATGTCCATGTCTATATCCATCCTTGTTTGTTTGCTTCTCGTAACATCTCAATCTTTTTAACTTTGTCTGTTTCTTTGGCATAGTTAGACAAAAACGCCGCTTTGTTTGCAGCGTCTTTGAACTTGTCCGCATGGTACTTAGTAAGTATTTTTTGTATAGTATGATTATATTTCATAGTGTCCTCAGTTTGTTTCGCCGTGCTGCGGCTCATCAGTCATATCTAAAAATATGATACAAACATAGGTTGTCTGTACTGGCTCAAAGCAATCACGCTGAAGCGCTAGACCGGCTCGCCGTGCGGCTGTTGCGGTGTCCGACTTATTTGGGGCTGTCACACCCGTGTGACCTCTATGCTGCTGAGGCTGTCAGAAACAATTTAAAACTTAAGCTTAAGCCTTCTGTCACTGCTGCTAGCACTTGATAAGTATTTAAATTATTGAACATAAAAACACTATAAATCAAAACAATTAAATTGTCTTATGCTATGTTTGCATAACAGGTATGCATGATATGCATGACTAAGAAAAAAACAGACACCTCTATTCTATATCTATATTAGAATAGTTATAAAGAGTATATACACTGAGTACACCTAAGACACCTGAGTATATACTCTAAGTATACCCTGAGTACATACACACATACATATATACACATAGTATACACTGTATTGACTTGTATATATCTTATACGGGAACCTTTATAGATATAGTGTGTGTTGCTGCGTGTATACTATATGTATGATGCGTGTATTCTTTGTGTATGCTATGTGTATGCTATGTGTATGCTATGTGTACCAAACTAAAAAAACAGACTAGCACAAAGGCACGTCTTAAACAAAATACCGCCAGTACCCACACAACTAACCCAAAGAATACCTTATATATACCAATGATGCGGCTTTTTATGTGTTACTATGGGTCATTTACCGCCGTTGTCCTTAGATATACACGGGGAAACTCGGCTTTTCTGTAGACGATATACCCCTTCATATTTTTTTACCAAATATTAAGGTTCCCGTATAAGATAGATAATAAAAGATAAAACAGGTATATACTACTACTTGTATATACTACTACTTGTCTTGTAAGCTAAGTATAATATTAGAAGCTTCATAAGCTCTATCAGGTGTCTGTAGTGCCCAATTACTCACAGTACCTTCTGACGCACCCTTTAGCATCTCTTCAGAAGCCTTTTTATATTCTCCTGCTTTTAGAAAATCTAATGTTTTCTTAAAACCACCTACACCTTTTTCACCCATTTGATATACCATTTCTACTAAAATACCATAAGCTTCAGGTTTTATGGCAGCACCATCAAGTAATCTTAAAGCACCGTCTTGAGCTTTCTTAAAATCTTGTTGAAAAAACGTTTCTATTTCTTCTTCACTATACATATCTTTAACTTCGCCTGTAATAACATGTCCATAACCAACTGTATAAAAGTCTTCTTTTACTTTCTTATTCATGTTACCTTTGTATTCTAATTGATAAGGTCTATATTCTTTACCTTCGTGTTTTTTAATACGATTAGCAGTAACTTCTAATGTCTTGTCATCCATATTATATAAATCTATCCTCTTCTGGTTCTTTACCAATGGCTGTTTCCATAAATCGTTCAAGCTCTTGGTCAAGTAAATCTTCTTTGTGTTGGTTGTACGATAAGACTTGGTCTCTATCCAT